AATCCAATAGTGGACGCATTAAATAAGATTAATGAATCATTGGAAGAAAACAATGAAGTCTTAAATAGAATAGCCAAGCATTATGATTCGGTTGTTCCCGTGATGAAGAGAAATGCTGATAGAGTAGAGGAAGCACAGACAGATAATAGGAGTGCATTAGATAAGATGTACGAGACAGTATTTAATAACTAAAACTCCGAAACTCCCATGGGTTATCTATAACCATTTGTTGTGGATAACCTGTGGATAACTTCTACCGGGCGCCGGGCGCCCGTCTGATAAACTTCAAACTCCGAAACTCCCAAGAATGGCTAAAAACCTTGATAAATTGAAACGCTTATCTGAACTTCTTCCCACCGGGCGCGCCCGGTGACTTCCGTGCTATGTTCGGAATAAAAAGGTTGGATTTCTGGGATTTTTTATGCCCGGGCACTTGACTTCAGGATCCAGGAAGCTTATATAGTAACCAGTAACAGGATATAGAAAGAGAAAGAAATGGCACATTTACTAGGTTTTTTGATCGTCATCAGTTTTAAACTGGCAGCAGGAGTAGCTGCAGCGTGGCTGCTGATGCAGCTGCTGGGCTTCTGAGATGCAGCAGAAACTCCCAAACTCCACAGGGTTCTCATAATCCCAATATTGTTATGGTCCATCCTTGAGTCTTCCCGCCGGGCGCGCCGGGAACTTCCGTGCAAGTTTTATACATTCGCACTTGTCATCAGATTGGATTCGTGATATAACTGCAGATAGAAAGAGAAAGGATTACTATGATTCGTTGGAACAAATGGACTAGAGATTATACTTATACTTATTTGTGGGATAAGGGAATTTGGAAACTTATCCACAAGAAAAGTAATAAACCCTACTTTTATAAATTGAGCAATTACATTGGTCGTGCTATAAGAGTATTAGAAATAGACTAAATGATATTTCTAGCCAACGGCTTAAAGTGTAGTTTACATACGAAGTTCTATACTATAACCGATAAAAACAGTTAGGAGCGAGGAGAGTTCTCCTTTAACCGATAAAGAGCAAAAGAATTGCCGAATCTTCCGATAGGCAATACGAGGCAAGATAAACGGAGTTATTCGGCTCTTGCCTCACAAACTCCCACAAACTCCCTAATCGCCATTAATCAGCCTTAATAGTTAAGTTGTTCCCGGGCCCTGTGCTTCACAGCGTGGATGCTGACCATTGGACATAAAAAAAGGGCGACTGGATGTCGCCCTTTATGACTAATATAAAAGGATATAATTTACATAGTCAAACCCATGCGTTTGAGGATATATCCAACATCTCCTTGTAATCTATGTATCAAGTCAATTCGTTCCTCCTTATCTTCTGCAACCCACTCAACAAGTGAGTTCATTAATACTCCACTAATTAACTTCCAATCCATGCTGTCTTTTGCAGGAACTTTGCTAATTAGTTGCTCTAAATCACCAACACTTGCTTGGTCTTTAGAATACTCGATTACCTCTTTCATAACAGGGGTAATATCTACATTGTTTATGCTTTGTGTTTTAACTAATTCGTTTGGCATATTATATCCTTTCTATTTATTATTAATTGGTATCATAAATCACTAGCCATTAATATAGGCATTTGCATTATGTTGTGGATAACCTGTGGATAACTGGCCGGGTGCGACAATATGCCGCGCCAAACGCCCGGGTGTCTTATGCGGCTCGCTTCGCTCGCCGCCCGGTCTCAACCTCCCAAACCGAGGGGGTACCCCCCCCCTTTGCGTTTACCTCCTCTGTATTTTCCTGGAGGCAAGTCTGAGAGTGACAATCATGTATAAAAACGTTATAATTGGAGTCTCAAAAAAATTTTTAAAAAATGGAAACCGTTTCGAACTTAGAATCATTAGATACGAATACGCTGAAGTTGATCCTCAAAAATGCTTTAGAACAAAAGCGTGAAATAGCTCAAGGCGATTTTATAAAATTTGTCAAAACTGTTTGGCCAGAATTTGTTGAAGGAAAGCATCACAAAATTTATGCGGAAAAATTAAATCGTATTGCGAATGGTGAGCTTAAAAGACTTATTGTCAATATGCCACCAAGACACACAAAATCAGAATTTGCGTCGCATTTATTTCCGGCGTTCTTCATGGGTAGACACCCAAAAGCAAAACTGATACAGACGACTCACACAGGGGAACTTGCTATTCGATTTGGTCGTAAAGCAAAAAACCTTATTGAATCAGAGGAGTACAATTCTGTTTTTCCACACGTTACTTTGGCTGCAGATTCAAAAGCTGCTGGCCGTTGGGAGTCTAATCATAAAGGTGAGTACTTTGCTGCTGGTGTGGGTGGTGCTATTACTGGTCGTGGTGCTGATTTACTTATCATTGATGATCCACACTCTGAGCAAGATGCTCTTTCGCCCACGGTCCTAGAGTCACATTACGAGTGGTATACTTCCGGTCCACGTCAGCGTTTACAACCTGGCGGCGCGATTGTTTTAGTCATGACACGTTGGTCAGTAAAGGATCTCACTGGCAAGTTGCTCGAGGCCCAGGCTAAAGACCCAGCTGCGGACCAATGGGAAGTAGTTGAGTTTCCTGCAATCATAAACGACAAACCAATGTGGGGTAACTTTTGGTCCATGGAGGGCTTACAAGGGGTCAAGGCTTCTATTCCGTTAACCAAGTGGCAAGCACAATGGATGCAACAACCTACCTCCGAGGAAGGTGCACTTATAAAACGTGAGTGGTGGAGAACATGGGAAGCAGAAAAAATTCCGGAACTAGAGTTTATTATCCAGTCTTACGATACAGCCTTCAGTGCTAAAGAAACAGCCGACTTTTCAGCCATTACAACATGGGGTGTGTTTAACCCTGATGACGGAAAAGGAAAGGGGTTAATTCTCCTTGATGCAAAACGTGATCGGTGGAATTTCCCTGAATTAAAGAAAGAAGCCATGGAACAGTTTAAATACTGGGAACCAGAGATGGTTATTGTTGAAGCAAAAGCATCTGGCATGCCTCTTACACACGAGCTGCAGAAGATGGGTATACCCGTAATTAACTTTACACCGTCAAAAGGAAATGATAAGCATACAAGAGTTAACAGTGTAGCACCGCTTTTTGAAGCAGGGGCAATTTGGGCACCAAAAAAGAGTTTTGCCGAAGAGGTCATAGAAGAATGCGCCGCATTCCCTTTCGGTGATAATGACGACTACGTGGATTCAACCACGCAAGCTTTAATGAAATATAGACAAGGCTACCATGTTACGTTAAAAGATGACTTTGAAGATGAACCAGTAGATAATGCTAAGAGGAGGGCATACTATTAATGGCGATCGCAGATACTTTCGATTCAGATAATCCATATAGACCATATTCTATTCCTGGAATGGATGATTCCTATACATCATTACCACCAATAGGTGATGATAAAAATTGGGGCAAAAAAGATTGGTTAGAATACGTTGTAAAAAAACAATTAGAAGGTGAATATTACCCCTTTCAAAAAGGATATGATTTTAGATTTGAAGACGCGATAACGCGTGATTATATGCGTTACATGGATTACGCTGATGCTTTAGAAGCAGGTGACATGGAAACAGCTAATGCAATTGCATCAATGTTTGAAGCGCGTCAGTTTGATGGAGAATTACAAGAACCAAATTTTACTTATGAAAGAAATAAAGATGGTAAACTAGAAGCAATTCCAATACCTGGAGCAAATGAAGATAAACCTCTTTTCCAAGATATTTGGGATTGGACAACGGATAGTATTGGTGATGCTGGTAATTGGATATTTGATGAACAAGGAGCAAGAGTAGATGTTCCATGGGCAGCTAGTAGAGTAGGGGATTACATTACTGATACGGAATGGGATAAAGTTATTCCTAACGCTATTGCAGGGTCTCCTGAAATGTTAGTAGATTTACTTACCACATGGCCTCAAATTGGATATCAAGCTACAAAAGATATTTTAGGTGATGAGCTAAGTTTTGACGATTATAATATATTTCATAATAAACCAAAAGTTGCATTTTATGATGAAGAAAACCAAGGACCAGATTCTGCTGAAGCATTAACAGAGGAGTTAGGTTCTGGAGCTTTAGCTACATACGGCTTATATAGGTATCTTCATAATAAATTACCTACTAAATGGGCATCACGATTAGCTAATTGGGCACCAGCTGTTCATTCTATGTCCGGACTTGGTAATACTACTAAAGGTAAAAACTTTTTAACAACCTTTCTTAAAAATCAAGTAGGAGGTTGGGGTGGTTCATTAAAACGTGCTCCATTTACAGGCGCACTTTTGGGCTCACCTGCTGCATTCTTATCAACATTATTTTACTCTCCACCTCTTGGTGCGGAAGAAGAGTATGAAGGTGTATATGCTACAAAACCTAAAATCGCAGATACTTTTGATTTTACATACAATCCTAATGCAAACATAAACACCGCACTAATTCAAGATAGTGATCCAGTAATATTTGATTCATACATGCAAGAGAAACTCGATAATTTTGAACCAAGAACCACGGCCCCAGGACCTAGAAATAATTACCAAGGATTGTAATGGCTATTACAAGCGTACTAAAGCCCGCAGTAAAAGCAGCACTTAAAAAATTTATAAAAGACAAGTCAACACTTGCCGATTCCAAAAGATTTAGAAATAAGTTTAATAAAGATGGTAAATTTACTACACCTCAAAGAAAATTTATAGCCCAACAAATTGGTGTAGATGATTACAATTTAATATCAAATAAAACTGGTAGAGAAAAAGTTCCTTTTGGAGAAAAAAGAAAAGGCGAAGATTATGTAACTGATGCTACTAGAAAATTAATTGGTCAACGATCAATTGAATCTAATATTAAAAAAGGTTATTACCCAAAAAAGGTAAGTAAGAAAACATATCAAATGTGGGTTGATGAAGGCGCTAAAGCATTTGGCGTACCTAGTGAATTTGCAAAACAATCTCCAAAAGTTATGGGTGCAGTTCAGTTAAAGCGTGCAGAGTCTGCATTATTTCCTGGTAGAAATACACCTTGGGAGCAAGTATTTGAACGTTATGGTTATAAACCAAGTGATTTTAAAAACATTGTTGAAGGAAGAAGAGCAATGCAAGATCAATTTAAAAACATGGATATTTATAGCACTATGGATGCATTAAAAATTTTAAAACCTGGAATGAGAACTGGAAGTCTTGGCCATACATTACCAATATCTAGGTTAAGTAGAATAGCTGATGAAAACCCTAATATTTCTCGTGATGATTTAATGAATATTGTTTCTAATCCAAGTAACATGGAAGTTCAGCCAAATTTTTTTAACCAAGCACTTGGGGGCATAGAATCTTTATTTTATAATCCTAAATATGCAAATACTCCTTTTGGAATGCAGCGAGCAAAGGAAGCTTTAAATGAAGCTCAATTAACATCAAAAATATTACGACCTCAAAATATGGAAATTGAAACTTATGGAGTAGGTGATAAACCATATGATTATAAACAATTAAAAAATTATTTAGAAGAGTTACTTGCAGAACAAAAATATGGTATAAGAAAAGATAGAAAAACGGGGTTGGAAAGAATTGGATTATTACCTAATATATCCTATTTAGCAAAAAGATTTAGCAAAGGTGGAAAAATGCCATCTTACGCCGCTGGTGGAATTGGACGCCTTGGCGCAAAACTATTACAAAAGCTTATAGGAAAATTATCCAATAAAGAATTACAAATGATTTTAGATACATCGTTTAAAGGAACTAAACCTTTGATGTCACCAGCAAAAATAAGACAAGAAAAATTATTACGAAAACTTGGGCCGGATAGATACAGGTGGCGTAATGTGAAATCCGAGGTCCCAGGACCTAAAACGTCGCTACAAAGACAACAGGAACGAGATTTCTTTGAACACACAGAATTCTGGCCATACAAAGGAATGGGTGAATAATGGTAGCTAATATAACACGCCGTGCCTTTATGAAGGGTATTGGAGCCCTTGCGGGATCCAAGATACTTCCGAAAGGATTAACTAAAATTTTACCTAATGTACAAAAAGAACTACCTTTAAACGATGCCGTGCCGTGGGTTAAAAACATGGTGCACATGGCAAAAGCAAGTGTTGCACAAAGAGCACCCATAAAATTACCTAATGGGACAGAGATATCTTATTTATCAAAACCTAAATATGATTGGGATTCACACAAGCTTGCTATTAAAACAGCAGATGGAAATGAAGACTTAATTAATTTTAGGGAAGGTAAAAAGGATATTACTATAGAATTTGATGTTGCGGATGATTTTCATACAAACCAGTTTTTAGAAATTGATAAGAAAACAGGTTACACTGAAATGATAGATAGTAATCTTAGAATGGCACCTGGCGGTGAAGATGTTATTAAAGACGATCCAATTGTATGGGCCATTGAAAAAGACAAGCATAAATGGAGTGATCTAGGAGATACATTAGAGTCTAAAGACCATTTAAATGATTTTTATTCAGTGCCAGATGATACGGACTATGGCTATCTTTTTGAAAGGTATGTTGATTCTTTTTCTCCTTCTGGTAGTATATTCAATACAAAAAAATATGCAGATGCAGAACGTGCACGTGAAGCATTAACAAAAGAAATGAGTGAAATGGAGTGGGAAGAACAGTTTAGAAGAGGAAGTCTACATGGCTTTAGTAAAGGGGGAATTATGAAAGATGTTGTACCACCATTAGACGGCTATGCAGCTGGTGGTGTTGGTAAAAAGATTATACAAGAGGTTGCCCCTACGGTTATTTCAAAGCTTCGTGAGTTTGCTCCGCAGATTACAGGAAAAGTTTCACAACCAAAAAAACCATTTTGGACTGTTTTTGATGAAGCAGGATTACCAATAAAAGATTTTAAAACAGAAAAAGCTGCAAGGGATTTTTTACGAGATGATCCTACAGCAAATATGTACAAAATGGGTAAATCTACTGATACACCTAGTCAAGTAGATACAGACGCACCAGCAATGTTCTTCCGTTCGCGTGAAGAAATTATACAAGGCCCACCAATCATGACAGGTGAGCAATGGATGAAGTTTTTAAAAGCACGTGGCATACGTGACGCAGAAATGATGGACACGTCCATGGGACCATGGCTTAATCAAAATTTAAAAAACAAAGTTTCTAAAAATGACCTTGTTAATAAATTTGATGAATCCGTACCAGATTTTAACGTACAAGTACTAGGAGAAGAAACAACTTTAAACGTAGATAAATTAAAAAACTCTCTTCAGAATTTAGATACAACTGTTTTTCCTAAAGAGTCTGGATCTATTTTAAGAGTGATGCAGGACGAAGTAAGAGGTTTAAATACTGAAAAATCAAAAACAGAATTTTTAAAGCGTCTTGATAATTTATTTGATGCTGGGTATGATATTCCTAATGTAAGTAAAACAGGTATTCCAGTTGATAACACAACTGTTCCTTATGAAGTAAGACAGTTAATGAGCGAAGTATTATCAGGCACTGGCAGAAGAGGTGTTGGATTTAAACAAGGTGCTTATACAGGTCGATCAGAATATGGTGGTCAACAAACATTAGATGGTGGTCAAAACCACCGTGAGTTTTTATTTAGTTATAAACCAAAAGGTCCACGTAAAAATGAACCAGTTTATAATTATGCCCATTCTTTTGGACGTGCTGATACTAAAAATGCATTCATGCACGCACGTGTAAGTGACCGCGTGGATGAATACGGAAACAAATTATTATTTGTTGAAGAGTTTCAATCAGATATGCACCAACCAATATCACGTGCTATTCGTGAAGCAACTAAAGCTGGAAAAGAAATACCAAAAGAAGGTAGGTATGCAGCAAGATTGGACGTTGAGCAACCTAAGCTTAATAAATCAAATCTTCAGCAAATGGAGCTTATTCAACGACAGATTGATCGTTTGTTAGAAACAAAACCTAATTCACCTAAATTGGCTAAATTATATGAGCAAAAAGAAATAATTCGAAACATGGAAAGAGATGCTGCTAAAAAGTTAAGTAAAGAAACAACTGGTATTCCTGAAGGACCATTTAAAAATTCTCAAGATTATATGGAATTTGCAATTAAGTACTTGCTGCGTGTAGCAAAAGATGGTAATTACGACGGTGTTGCTTTTTCGACACCAGCAGTTAAGAACCGTAATCTAAGCAGAGGAAGCAAAGATTACCAAGGTAACTTAGTTGCATATGGAGACATTTTGAAGAAAGCGTTAGCTAAAGCTAAATCTAAAAGTGGGGCTGACTTAATTCAAACTTCCATAAAAGGTGATCAAATAAGAGGTGGTTCGTTTGGGGGACGAAATGAATGGAACTATTATGGAGTTCCAGTTCTAATGTTAAAAGGTAATACTAAGGCATTAGAAAAAATTAGTAAGGGCTTACCTGCTTATTCAAAAGGTGGATTAACAAAAACAGTTCCACCAGAAAAAGGACCACAACCGTATGGCATCATGAAAGATGTTATACAACCACTATAAGGGGAGATAGATGGCTAAAAAGAACCAGAATAACAATATAGACAAAGCTATGGAAGCACTACAAGGTGCTTTAGATATTGAACCAGTAGGTCAAGAAATTCAATTACCTGAACAAGTAGTAGATTTTGAATCAGACGTAGAATTAATCGAAACACCAGATGGTGGTGCAGAGGTTAACTTTGACCCTAATGCACCAATTGATCAATCACAAATTCCATTCGATGCAAACCTAGCGGAATACATCGACGAAACACAGTCACGCAAGTTCTCTAATGATCTTGTGGGAGCATTCGAGGCGGATAAAGAGTCACGTAAAGATTGGGAAGATACCTATATCAAGGGACTCGATATGTTAGGCTTCAAGTATGAAGACCGAACACAACCCTTCGAAGGTGCGTCAGGGGTCGTACATCCTTTGCTTGCTGAATCTGTAACTCAGTTTCAAGCTCAAGCTTATAAGGAACTCCTCCCCCCAAGCGGCCCCGTACGCACACAAATAGTAGGACAAGTTACACCTGAAGTACAAGACCAGGCAGAGCGTGTAAAAGAATACATGAATTACCAGATTACATCTGTAATGAAAGAGTATGACCCAGAAATGGATCAGCTATTATTCTATTTACCATTATCTGGTTCTGCATTTAAAAAAGTTTATTATGATCCAATTCTACAAAGAGCTGTTTCTAAATTTGTAACAAGTGAAGATTGTGTTGTTAACTACATGGCAACAGATCTAGAGAGTGCTGAAAGAATCACGCATTGTATTAAAATGACAAACAATGAAGTGCGTAAACTTCAAGTTTCAGGATTTTATAAAGATATTGAATTACCAAGTGGTGAAGTAGACCCTTCTGAAGTAAGAGAAAAAGTCAATGAACTAGAAGGAGTTCAAAAAGAATTTGCCAATGATGACGATGAACATGAAATTTTAGAAATGCATGTAAATGCAGATGTACCAGGATTTGAAGATCCTAAAGGAATTAAACTTCCTTATATTGTTACTATAGATAAATACTCACAAACTATTTTATCCATACGAAGAAACTGGAATCAACAAGACCAGTTTATGAAAAAGATTTCTTATTTTGTACATTTTAAATTCCTCCCTGGATTAGGCTTTTATGGCTTTGGCCTGATTCATATGCTAGGTGGATTGTCAAGAACTGCAACAAGTGTTTTGCGGCAGTTAATTGATGCAGGTACTCTTGCCAATCTTCCAGCAGGTTTTAAAGCACGTGGTATGCGTATACGTGACCATGATGAACCTTTACAACCAGGTGAATTTAGAGATGTAGATGTAACAGGTAATTCTATTAGGGAATCATTATTACCACTTCCATTTAAAGAACCATCACAAACGTTGTTTGCGTTATTAGGTTTCGCTGTTGATGCAGGTAAATCATTTGCTGCCATAGCTGATATGAAAATGGGTGAAGGTAATGAACAAAACCCTGTTGGAACAACTTTAGCGCTATTAGAGCGCGGAACTAAAGTGATGAGTGCTATTCACAAGCGATTGCACTACGGACAAAAAGAAGAGTTTAATTTACTTGCAAGAGTATTCCAATTGTATCTACCACCGGAATATCCTTACCAAGTTATTGGTGGCAATAGAATGATTAAACAACAAGATTTTGATGATCGTGTTGATATCTTACCTATTTCAGATCCAAACATATTCTCCATGGCTCAACGTATTACACTTGCACAACAACAATTACAGTTAGCAAGTTCTAATCCACAGATGCATGATTTACGTGAAGCGTATAGAAGAATGTATGCAGCTATGGGTGTTGATAATATTGATGCAATATTAAAACCTAATCCTGATATGCCTGAACCAACTGGTCCAGCTACAGAAAATGGAATGGTTATGAAAGGACAGCCACCTAAGGCTTTTCCTATGCAAGACCATCCAGCACATATTGCAGCACACCAGGAATTTATGTTTACAAGAATGGTTCAAATTAACCCACAAGTTTATTCATCATTACAGGCACATATGTCAGAGCATATTGCTTTGATGGCTGGTGAGCAAGTTCAACAAGAGTTTGGTGAGCAGTTACAACAATTACAGCAAGCAATGCAACAAGCACAACAAAATCCTCAAATGATGCAACAAGTTGAACAACAACAGGCACAGGTAGTAAACCAGATGGCTGCTAAACAAGCACAGATTGAAGCGCAGTTAACTGCTGGATTAGCTAAAGAGGAAGAAGCTCGTATGAGTAAAGAACCTCAAGATCCATTAGTAAGATTAAAGCAACAAGAAATTGATTTGAAAGCTATGGAAACACAAGCTAGACTAGCTAAAGATATTGCAATGGATTCAGAAAAGATGGATCTAGAACGAGATAAACTAGAAGCAGATACAAGTTTAGAATTGATGAAAGTTGCGGCAGATGCTGAAAAGCAGGAAAACGTAGACGCGATGTCAATTTTAAAAGAAAATATGATCTCAGCGCGTGAAGCGATGAAAGATCAGTCTTCAGAAAGGATAGCGAGGGAAAATGCCAAACGAAATGAAGCAAAAGATAACAAAAATAAGTGAAGCTATGCAAAAAATTGAGGATGCTGCTAGAAGCGAAATTGACAGTACGGAAGATTATATGTTAGTTTGTTCAGCGCTAATGGCAGTTACTCGTAATATGTATATAGAGTCATTAGGACCGGCAGATACAATACAAATGTTTGAAGCTGTTGCTGATAGTATTATGGCAACAGAAGAAATGATTAAAGAGTTTGGTACGGATTATCCCAAGCCGACAATACATTAAGGAGGAAACATGCCAAAAGTAGGAAGCCAAAAATTTCCATACACATCAGCCGGTGTTAGGAGTGCACAAATGCATGCAAAAAACACTGGACAAAAGGTCAATATGCTGAAAAAAGGTGGAAAAACGAAACGCCTAAGTAAAGGTGGTTCGATGAAAATGAAGAAAAAATAGGAGGTAACATGAACTTAATGAAAGATTTATGGGCACACTTAAAAGAATGGAGCGATTGGGGGATGAAGGACTGGATCAAGGCCGGCATCGTTGCAATTATCGTTCTTGTTGTGCTTAATTCAATGATAGGTGGTTAATGGTCACTTGGACTAATAACGACCCACGCGAAACTTACATCGCTAACAAGTGGAAACCACAAAAGGCTAATGTAGCGCCTATCAATCCTGGACAGGATGATAGGCGTTCAGCCTATTTACGTAAGTCATTTGCGGATAACGTAAATGCTACACGTCAACATCGTGCTACGTGGGAAAATCCTGATTGGATTTTATCTCAAGGACCAAATTTTTTTACAAATAGAGAAAATCTATCTAAAGCTAAACCTGTATTATCTCAGTTAAAAGGTAACCAAGATTTTTGGACTACGAATCAAGATGAAAGCCGTAACATGTATCAGATGGTTATGAACAATATGCGTGGTGGTAAAGGAGCACAAATGTTAGACATGCGTGGTTTACCATGGGCTATTCAACGTGATCCCAACAAATACCGTAGAGGAAGAACATTATTTACAGATCCAGCAAAGTCACAAGGATTTTTTAAAGATATTGCATCTATATTTACAGGAAAAAACCCGGCGGCAGTAAGAGCACCAACATGGAATCCTTTACATACAACAGGGTATGGAAAAGATTTTTACGCACAAGAATTTCCAATAGCAAATGCTGTATCAAATGCACTGGATACCGGTGGAATATGGGGGCTTCTAGCAGGAAACATTTTACCAAAAAGAAAAAGAAAAGTTCTTCCAAGTGATAGAAGTTGGATTCCAGAAGGTTTAGGTGAATTTAATGAAATGGATTACATACCTTTTATGGGTGATGAATTAGATAATGAATTTAATATTCTTGACGCATATGAACCTTTTGATGCTCCATTTAATGCAGAACAATTAAGAAGTGAAGGTAAAGGCGGATTGTTTGATTTAGAAGATAATATAATACCTATACCAGAAGATAGTATAGAAAGAATTATAAGTGAAGATGATCAAGTTGAAATTGATATGGATGAAGCATCTGAAAATATAGAATTGACTGATGATAGAAAAGCAGAATTAAAAGCATTACTTTTAAGCCCAGAGTTTCAAGCATTACCATGGCTTGAAAAATTACCAATATTAGAATCATACGGATATACTGAACCAGATTTATTAAGCGGTATAAACTAATGTATCGTTATCCAGGTAATCACGTCGATAGTGGCATAGTAACTGTTCCACGTAAATTAAAAACACGTCCTGGAGCACCAGAAACACATTTAGCTTACATAACACCAGACGAAGAAAAAATACTTCAACAATATAAACCAGGCACACCGCATAGAGGTCCTGAAGAAATACCTAACTATGACACATGGGCATGGGATGGAAGTTCTGGATCTTCAGTAACAGGTGGAAGTACCGCTGATGTTGGATCAGGAAGTGGAAGTGGAGGAAGTGGTACAGGTTCTTATTCTTGGGAAACTTCATCAAATCCGTGGGGGAATGATTATCAAGAACCTTATACGCCTCCAGACGAAATATATGGCCCTGGAAGTGCTACACCGGGTGAAACTGGTTATGGATATACAACTTTACACCCTGACACTATAGAAAATCTACTTGCCGGAAGTGGTCTTTCTGAAAATACTTTAAAAGCTTTTGGATATCATGGAGGAGGTAATTTTCCAAATGAGTTATTAAAAATGATTTTGGAAGGTAGTATTGTTGGTGCTAACGAAGCTATGTATGGTTCTTCTACTGGCGTAGGAACTTGGAGCGATTTGGAAGCAGGAAAACATCCTATGTTTCCTGGAGGAACGCAACAATACTATGATGTTATGAGTTTGCCTAGTTTAATTGATATTAGTAATAGCGGCGGCGGTGGCGGTGGCGGTGGCGATGGCCGTGGCTGGGGTAGCGGCAGTGGCTGGGGTTCATCTCAATATAATAATCCATATGGTCGTTATTCAAAAAGAAATTGGATGTATAAAAATAGAAACGCTGATTCACCAATAGCACAAATATTAGCTCAAAAAGAAGCTAATAAATATAATAACCAACCAAAAAACCAATGGATGTTTACTCAGATGTTGCAAAGCATGCCAGGTGGTGGTATAACCAACGCAGTATAATTATGTGGCAACTATTAGCAAAACCATTATTAGGTGTAGTAGCAGATGGAGTCAAAGGCTTCGTGGCTACGAAGAAAATGAAAGGTGAATTAAAACTTACTGAAATAAAAGCAGCTAAGAAATTAAAAGAAGATCAAATAGCCGGAAAAGTGAAATGGGAGCAAAGTGCCGTGGACCAAATGAAAGGTTCGTGGAAAGATGAGGTAAGTCTCATTGTCCTACTTTTGCCTGCCGTTTTAGTCTTCACGCCTTTTCAAGAACATATACACAAAGGGTTTATCGCCCTGCAAGATTTGCCGTCGTATTATCACAATTTATTATATATAGCAATTTCAGCGAGCTTCGGCATTAAGGCCGGTGCTGGTGCCATCAACATGTTTAAAAAATAGGAGATAAATATGGTTGGAAAAATAATGTCAAGACCAGAGAAAAGAAAAACACCTGGTAAAAAATTTGGAACCACTACTTACAAAAAAGGTGGAGCTGTTAAAAAAGCTTCAGGTGGAAAAGTTACAAGAAAATTAATGGGTGGCGGTCAAGGCTACAATGCTAGACTTGATGAATCACTAGGAGCTAGACATCCAGGTGCTAGCGGTTCTTTAGCTGGAAGACGTGCTATGAGTAAAGGCATGGAGAAATCTATGGGTAGAGGTGCTTATTCAGGTGCTTCAACTATGGCTAAAAGAGGCGGAAAGATCAAGAAGTAATGCAAGACGTTACAGCGATCTATCTAATCTTAAAAAAGATTAGAAATCGTAGAGAAGAATTGAAGGAGATTATTGCAGCTGGATTACCTAGCTGGGATGAGTACAACAAAACCGTAGGTGAGTTTAAAGCCTACGCAATTATGGAACAGGAAGTACAAGACCTGCAGAAAGAGGAAGACAATGACGGAGACAGTGATACCAAAACGTAAATTCGCGTTAGAAGAAAAAGATTTAGCTATTGAAGCTGATGAAAATAATAAAGTAGCAGAAGAAAAAGAAAATAAATTTCTTAAAAAAATACAAGAAGACGCTACAAAAGATATAGAACATTTACCCACAGACAAAGTACTAGAACGTTTGCCTAATCCAACAGGTTGGCGTATGTTGGTTTTACCATACAAAGGACAAGGTAAAACTAAAGGTGGTATTTTATTGACTGATGAAACAATGGAAGAACGTGGGTATACAACAGTTACTGGTTTGGTTCTTAAAATGGGACCAGACTGTTATAAAGATGAGGTGAGATACCCAAACGGGCCATGGTGTAAAAAAGGCGATTGGATTATATTTGGTCGTTATGCCGGATCACGTTTTGGTATTGAGGGTGGTGAAGTGAGAATACTTAACGAAGACGAGATAATTGCTGTGGTAAAAGACCCAGAGGATATCTTGCAATACAAATAAACAGGAGGATAGATGCCTGCAGATGCACAACCCAAGGTAGAACCGCAAGCTGAAGCTGACGCGAAGATGGTAGATTTACCATCAGATGGTCCATCAGTCGATGTGGAATTACCACAAAAGAATGAAAAATTAGTTAACGCTGATTCACCAGAAGATTCATCCGCTCCAGAAGTTGTAGTTGAAGAAACTGCTTCCCAAGGGGAAATGGAAGACTATGGTAAAAAGGTTCAATCCAGGATTGATAAATTAACAAAAAGATTACGCGAATCTGAAAGACGTGAACAAGCTGCTATTGAGTTTGCCCAAGGAGTACAACAAAAATCCAAAGCATTACAAAATAGAACTCGTACTTTAGATAGCGGATATATAAACGAATTTGCAAGTCGTGTAGAAGCTGAAACTGCTGAAGCTAAAAAAGCTTTAAAAGCAGCTGTAGAACTAGGAGATACAGACGCTCAAGTAGAAGCCCAGACAAAATTGTCAAAACTTGCTATAGAATCTGAACGTGTAAAAGCTACACAAGCACAACGTGAAAGATTGAAAAAGGAGATGGAGGCACGAGGAGTTGACCCACGTCAGCCACAAATGCCTAATCCTCAGCAAATGCAACCACCTACAGCACCACCGCCACCGCCAGATCCAAAGGCAGAGGCTTGGGCTGATAAGAACAAGTGGTTTGGTGAAGATGAACCTATGACCTTGACATCTTTCTCAATTCATCGTAAACTGATGGAAGAAGGATTTGACCCTTCGTCTGATGACTATTATAATGAGATAGACAAAAGGATGAAGGATACATTCCCTCATAAGTTTGAACAAGGTTCAGAAAAGTTTACGCCGACTCAAACAGTCGCTTCTGCTAATAGAGGTGGTCCTGTCCAGGCGCGCAAAGGTACTGTGAGACTCACACCGTCACAAGTTGCCATAGCTAAAAAGTTAGGTGTGCCACTAAGCGAATATGCGAAATACGTGAAGGAGTAGGCATATGGAAAAAACAATGAAAACTAATAAACTACCATCACGCGAGTCAGAAACTAGGACTAAGAGAGAACGTCCTAAAGTATGGGCTCCACCGTCACAACTAGATGCACCACCTGCACCCGCTGGATTTAAGCACAGATGGGTAAGGGCCGAATCTGTAGGACAAATGGATCAAAAAAATGTATCCGCTAGACTACGAGAAGGATGGGAATTTGTCAGAGCTGATGAGTTTCCGGACTTGGAATGGCCTCAAATTGATTCAGGTAAATATGAAGGTGTTATAGCTGTTGGAGGATTAATGCTAGCAAGGATTCCTAATGAACTTGTTGATCAGCGAAAAAAATATTTTGCACAAGTTACGCAAGATAAAGATGACGCGATTGCCAACGATCCATTAAGGGACCAACATCCTAGCATGCCAATCTCGAAAGAGAGAAGTTCTCGCGTAACCTTTGGTGGCAAGAAAACTTAATAGTTTACTAACACATAGTTACACAATTTTAACACACTCGGGGTGAGTGTGTTATAACAAATTTTTTCAGGAGAAAAAATCATGGCTAATAACGACGCGCCATTTGGTTTAAGACCTGTAGGCGAATTAGGAAGCGGCATTCAAAATGGCGGTACTTCTAAATACAAAATTGCAGCTGGCTATGCTACTGCGATTTATAAAGGAGATATCGTTAAGTTAGTTGCTGCAGGAACTATACAAGTTAGTGGAAACGCTGACACTGCGAACGTTGGAGTTTTCAACGGTTGTTTTTATAATGACCCTACAACTAAAAAACCAACATGGTCAAACTACTACCCTGGTAGCATAACACCTACTGTGGGCGATATAGAGGCGTTCATTTACGATGATCCAAACATGCTCTTCGAAATTCAAGACAATGCAACTCTAGGACAAACTGCTGTTGGCGATAACGCTGACCAAGTTTATGCTGCGGGTTCTACTGTCAATGGTCAATCTAAATCTGAGCTAGGTGCTGCTGCAGGCGGTGCTGCTCAATTAAGAATTATCAGAATTTCTGAAGACCCTGATAACAGTGACATTGCTAGTGCTAATGCTAACTGGATCGTAAGATTCAACGAGCATCTGTACTATAACAATGGCGCTGGCGTATAAACCTAAGGAGATATTGAACAATGGTTATTTCAAGAATGCAATTGGTCAAAGAACTCGAACCAGGCTTAAACGCATTGTTTGGGTTAGAGTATGACCGATACGAAAATCAAGATAAAGAAATATTCGATACAGAATCATCTGATAGAGCTTTCGAAGAAGAAGTAATGCTTGGTGGGTTTGCCAATGCAGCTGTAAAACCTGAGGGTCAAGGCGTATCATACGAAGACGCTCAAGAAACTTACACTGCTAGGTACACTCACGAGACTATTGCTTTAGCTTTCTCGCTTACAGAAGAAGCTGTAGAGGATAATCTTTACGACAAACTTAGCACTCGCTATACTAAAGCATTAGCGCGTTCTATGGCTAACACTAAACAAGTTAAAGCTGCTAACGTTCTTAACAGAGCGTTTAACAACTCTTATCTTGGTGGGGATGATAAGGAGCTTTGTGCTACTGATCACCCAACTCTTAGTGGAGACCAAAAGAACGAACTATCAACTGCAGCTGACTTAAACGAAACTTCGCTTGAGCAGATGTTAATTGATATTGCTGATATGAAGGATGAAAGAGGATTAAAAATTGCTCTTAGGGGCATGAAAATGATAATCCCAGTTCAACTTCAATTTGTAGCTGAGAGACTAATGAAATCTGCTGGTAGAGTAGGTACTGCTGATAATGATATCAACGCTATCAAATCTATGGGAATGGTTCCACAAGGATATGTGGTTAACAATTTCTTAACTGATACTGATGCTTGGTTCCTTAAAACAGATGCTCCTAATGGAATGAAACATTTCACTAGAGCACCTATCAGAACTGCTATGGAAGGCGATTTCGATACTGGAAACGTTAGATACAAAGCCAGAGAAAGATACAGCTTCGGCTGGTCTGACTGGAGAGGTATCTTTGGTACTCCAGGTGC